ACATTGACTGTTTTCTCTCTGCTGTATTCTCTTAAAAATTCTTTAAATCGCATCAAACTGTCCTAATATACGCTGTGCTTCTCTTGTTAATAATGCTTTGGTATCTTCAGCTTTTTTCTTAGCTTCCGGTGTCACAGCTTTATCAAACTTACTGCTATTAACTGCCTTGCTTATTTTACTTATGTAAATTGCTTTCACTTGTTCTATTAACTCAGGACGGCCTAAACTTTCAGCAATGCCAACAATACTGTTAATAGTATTTGAAGTTTTTATTTCGTCACCCATACCTGGATACTTGGCTAAACGTGCGCTGATAGTTTTAGCACCAAGGAATGTAGCAATATCAACTGCCCATGTGTCGGGATTATTTGTTATGGTTTTAAGCTCTGTATCTTTAGTTTGTCTAAAACTAACTGGCACACCATTTTGTAATTTAACCTGTACTCCACGTCCACCAAAGCTGAGATTTAATGCTTCTGCTAGTGATGAGTATAAACTTGCGCTTAGTACACCTTTAACATTGTACTCTGGTCCTAAGGCACGACTCCACTGTTCGTTCTCATAGTATGCTGTAACAAAGTCAACTTGTACATATTCGTCGCCTACTTTAATTATAACATTTGTGCCGTTGTTAGTTGAGTAGTTAGGGTTACTGTCGCAAAACTCTTTAATAGCTGAACTGTATGTTTGTTCGTTAGCATTGTCCGACATATCAGACAAGCGTGGCACAAAGAAGTTAACATCAATGTCACCGTATTCACGTTGAGGATTTTGTGCAAGGTCGCGTTTGTAGTATGTTGTACTACCAACTGGCGTGCCTATCTTAACTGGTGCTAGGTCTTTGGTTTTTAAGAAAGCATTTAATGCTTGTTCAAATGCAGGTAATGATTGTACAACAACATCAACTAGTGCAGGTGTGATATGTGTACCTTGTGTTAAAGTACTTGCCCAACCGCCTTCTAAGATAAACTCCTTAGCTCTCACAGCACTGACTTCCAGTTCTTAAACCATGCTGCCGAACCTTCGCCTACTATTGCCTGCTGTGATTCCGGTAGTTGTACATTTTCCTTGCCTAATGTTTCACGTGCATCTGCTACTAAGGCATTGTAGTTAGGTAGATTTTTAATCTTAGCAACGATAGTTTCAACTGATGCTAGATCAGCGGCACTACCATTGAATAGTTTGTGTGCAATTTCACTTGGATCTTTTGAAATAACTTCGTTTGTAGTACGGTCCATTAGGCCATTCTTGTATGACCATTTCATGCCCTGTGCTTTAGCAATACTAGCAAGTAATACATGACGATGCATGCCTTTGAATGGGCTACCTTCTGGACTACCTGTCATACTAAAACGTTGGAAGTTTGGATCACCAAACATAAAGTCAGTTTGTACGTAGCCGTTCTTTGCTTCACCGTTGATGGGTGTTTTAAAATGTACGCTGTCGCCTGTCTTTTTAATGTCAGTAGGTTCAATGCCTTTCTTTAATAGTTGTTGTACCAGTACATCTTTGCTGATTTTACTTACATCAACTGCTAGGTCTAGGTCGCCACTTGTTTCTTTGTAGCCAGTTGACCCTAGCATATTGTCTACTAGATTAAGTCCTGTTAATTGCTCTAACCATTTAACTGTAGGAATGACATCTGCACGATTGATACGTCCGGTTGCTTCGCTACCATCAGCTAGTTTAAATACATTCCCACCTTCAGTTATTTTCATACCGGACCTTTATTTTTGTTTACAATTAGTATTTATAAATATTACTATGTTAAACTTATTAAATTTTATTAAAATAAAAATTGTTGATTATTATTATCTTTTATTGCTTATATTTTTAAGCATAATGACATATTTAGGTTATGTTAATCTGGTATCGGGATTTATATTTTCATATGTTATATGCGCAATGTTGACATTATTTGTTCATGAGTATGCTCAACACAATATAATTACATTTAAACATTCACTGACACGATATTTATTTTTAGTGATAGCGTATATATATTCCCCATTTGTATCGGCCAAAAATCAAAAAGGTTATATTGTCGGCCATATAATACATCATAAATTTTGGTTTATCAATCAAGATCCAGTTACAGCGGCAGTCAATGAAAATACCTTTATGTTTTTTTGTAATACATTTACCATGATTGATAAAAAAACAACACCATCAATGATGTTAGATATTGATGTGTCGAGGTATCAGCCAACTTGGTACTATCCTGATTGGTTGGTTAACTATCGATTTACGATACTAACAATATGTAGTGTGGTATACATATTGTTATTCGGCGTTGCTAATTACATATCTTTTTATGTATTACCTCTTACATATATAGTAATAGTATATTGTGCAGGCCCTGATATCTTTTTTCATACAAGTAAACGACCTTGTAAAGATTTACCATGGATGTTACCAATTTGGTTTAATACAGCATATCACGTTAGTCATCATAAAAATCCAAATAAATTATATTTTGGCAGTAAATGGTGGAAATATATCAACTTACAGTATTGGATATTTTTAATAGCATTTACCAAAAATGAAACAAACTCTAATAGAATTTATTAAACAGCATGCTTATATTATAATAGCCGTTAGCGGGTTATTATATTTTAATAATTGGCATTTATTAACAATCTCATTACTTGTTACGTACATAGTATGGATGTTTGCGGAAATCATAGGCCATGATTATGTGGAACATCGATATATACTTCCAAAAAATACTTTTTTTAGGTATATAATTGATTGTTTTATCTATATTGTCAGTCCGGACACTTATGCAGATAAATCGTCATCTATCAAAACACACTGGTATCATCATTTGTATTGGAAAACAGACAAAGATATATTTACAACAACATTGCATAAAGGTATTTTCTATTTTTGGATTGGATTAAATCCATTTAGCAAGCCATCTATAGATAATATGAATATCTTATTACAACAATATACAGAATTTCCATTTATAATTAAATATCTACGAGAACTAGAGCTGATACTATCTATTATTTTTATATTATTATTTGGTATTGATTATTACTTCTATATAATCGTATTACCTATATTGTTTAAAGTTATATTAGAAGTACAACACGATTATTATCTTCTGCACTACGGAGAAAAAACATATCCGTGGTTGTTTCCACTTAATTTAAATCAAGCGTGGCATTACGAACATCATCAAGATTTCAGAGAAAAATATACCACGTGGAGCCATATATTTAAAGGCCCCACGTGGGTTAGGTATATAAATCCTCAATATTATTTTGTTAGAGTATTTTTTAAATTAGCTGCAAAATAATATTATTTAGGTAGGGCAAACTTAAGACCAGTTGCTGATTCTACATTAGCTATTGTAGTTTCATATTTGGGTAAGTCTGCTACAGGTAATGCTGTGTTTGGCATCAAGTAAGCCTTAACTTTCTTACTATTCTTTTCAATAATAATCTTGTATAAACGTGTAGGAATACCTAAGCCGTTGCCTGTTTTTTGATGGCCTGCATCAAAGATACCACCACTAATAATGTAATAATCTGTACCTGGTTGTTTAGCCCATTCACGTTCGTATGTTTCTAACTGTTTCCATATACCACGATTGTTATTAGCAATTTGTGGCTCCATATTGCTTAGGAAGAAACTTTCACTCATGATTGCTGGATCTTGTGTGTTGTTACCAGCCGGGCTCATATGTCCACGGTCATGTGTACGACCTACAGTAGCATAGTCAGCTAGGGTAGCTGAACATGCCGGAGTAACTTTTGGATCTGGTCGGAAGTCGTCTTTACGTTTTGCAGGACCTGTCATGTCTTCTAATGACAACCGTTCAAATACTGCAATAGGTGCTTTAACTGCACAGCTATGGATAACAGCGTAGTTCTTATGACAAATTTCTTGATCGCCTGGTTTGGCAGCGTATGTAGCTGCACCTGCGGCTGTTAGTGTAGGGCACTCTTGATTGATGCCTGCATAAGCATTTACGCTTAATAATAGACCTACTAATAATAC